ATTCCCGGCAGAAACTTTCACCGGAAAATTGCCTTGTTGCAATATATTTTTTATATGTGGTAACACATCTTTTGCTTCTTCATATGGAACATCAAATAAAATAGAGTCATATGTATATAAAATCATTTTAGTTTTATATGCATATAATGCTACCTGTACCTGTCTTAGTTTCTGTACCGATACTTCTGTTTCAACTGCTTGTAAAAAATAATTAAATAATTTATTCGCAGTCATGTTCTGCAGATTATCTTTGGATATTGTTCTTCGCAGTATAGGTGTTTCTATATATCCTTTTGATTTCCATTGTGACCATAATTTATATACCAATGCATTTACTTGTTGAAAAAATGGAATAGTTAAAAACTCAGAATCTATACCTCCATACAGCAACCGGAACGTTATCTGTTTGCTTTGTTCATATTGTTCGGTAGTTAACTGTTCTGTATCAAAATAAAACTTTCCAAAATATTCATGCACGGATCCATCTGGTAATGCATATCCTATTAATCGGGCAATCAATCTAACATGATACGCATCAAAGTCCATTTCTACTAAAGCACCTCGTTCGAAACGAGAAACAAATGCCGAACGCGTTCCATCTTCCTTGTTCATGGCTGCATAGTTAAATCCACGAAATGCATTACTCGGTCTACCTGTTACTGTGTGATAGTTGTAATTGCTATACACAAAACCATTAGTAACTAAATCTGGCAATTTAAAATCTTCCGTAACTGCTAAACCAACAGATTCTATTTGACCAAACACTTCTGGATACACTGTATCAAACTGCACATATGATTCTGATAACTCTGCATTCATACACATTGGCCAGGCATAGTGTCGTATTTTTTGGCACATTGCTAAATGTTGCATCAACGGAACCATTGCATTCACGTTTCTCAGTGTGGTATGTCGCCTCCAGTAAAATGTATGAGCTGTGGTATAATAATGTGATTCATCATATGCTTCTCCGTATGTATACCACCACAAAGTCTTAATGCCCCATACATCCCCATTTCCTCCCATTTGAAGCCACTGCTTCTTATCATACACAAAGATATTTCTTAGATCCAGAAACCGTTGTACATCTTCAGAAAAGCCGGTTATTTGTTCAGTATGGTTGATAGGTACTATTCGCTCTACGTCATCTTCGGTATAAACATATATACATGTAATTTTATTGACAGATGCATGTAATTGTGAATCTGCTAATATAGGAACTAACAATGTTTTTCTGTTTTGTATATAACCGAAGAGAGCATCTAAATCCTCTCTAGTATCTACTATCATACATTAAATATATGAAAAATAATTCAAATAAACAAATTATTTAGAATTAATATCCGGTGGTATATTAACATCAGATGATATATAATGTTCTAGCAAATTAGATAATTTTTTGCTAATACCCGGCATCACTGCTTCTGCAGTTGTTAACTGTGTTTTATTTTTTGTCATGATACCAGGTGCTGTAACGTTGCCGGTAGTGATATCTGCAGGTTCACCAGATATAGTCCATGTTATCGTAACAGCAGTATATATATTTCTATCAATCTTATTAGATAGCCAATCATCATATTGCAATTTATCAATTTCTATAATATTATTATCATTAATTTTTTTTATAAAATATCTAATATATGATTTATTAAATCGATCTTGTTGTGTCGGTAATGGATATGTTGCATATACAGAGTTAAATTTTGTTTGTATGCTTGTATTAATAGATCGATATGTTTTAACCGATTCTGATTGATTACTATATTTTATCAATTTTCTGGATGTATTAGTATTCCATTCCGGTTGAGTATATACTTCGCCGGTATCATACTTATGATATAATCCAATATATTCTGTACCATTTTCAAATTGCCACTCTTTACCTGATGTATATAAATCGGTTTGAATTTCTGATGTTGGGTAGTATGCTTTTTGTCTCATTATTATTGAATTTTAGCTCTTGTTAAACAACGTATAGTCGTAGTCCATTCACCTTTTGTTGACACAGTATGAGTAACGTTTGCTATACTGAAAACGACATTTTTCTTGTAACGATCTGGTAATCCATCAAATGTTAGTACATCTCCATACCGCAAACCATGAATTCCGTCAATAGTAAATTCTACATCAAATGGAATTACCGGGGCAGCTATTTGATTTGTATCTACTATACTAGGTGTCGGATATTGTATGTATTTTTGTAATGCGTTGTGTAATGCTAGTCTATAATCAGTATTCATAACATCGGTACCAAATTTTGCAGCTGTTGATTTTAATTCTGCAACGTATTTAAGATGTGCATTTTTATATTGAGTATTGATATTGTTTAACTCTTCCTGTGTTATCATGGTACTAATAGTTTCATGCGGACCAGATCTAGAAACTGTGTTTGCTGCATACATGTATGACACAAATGGAGCAATATCAGATTCTGCAATTGTTGATGGATCTTGATTTACTACATATGATAAATTCGATGCATCTTTTGGTAACGCTCCGGTGAATTTAAATTCACGAACAATAGTACCAGATGGGTGATTTGCAAACATCGGTACCGGATATGGTTTTACGGTGTCTGACATTTCATCAACTTTTACTGCTTTAACATCATACCAAATCAGCCAACTTGGTTGTTGTGAATGACTCATAAGTTGTAAATCAATGGCACCACCAGATGCACTGGCTACTTCTGTTGATACTGCATTTAATAATGACGAAACATTAAGATTTTCGGCTTTTTCTAACGTATCTACCAATGTATTTATTAGTTCAATATTTATAAAAATTGCGTCTGGGTATGAAGCTCCGTTAGCAGTATTAAAATATTTTAATGTACGTCCATCCTTTATATATTCATTAGTGTCAGGAAACCACATAATGTTTCCATATGTTCTACATTTTTTATCTGGAAAAAATATTCTTGATGGATTGCTTGATATTATATTTTCATAATATATACTTTGGCATAGTGATTCGCCGGATGTGAATATAATTTTAGCATTTGGCTTTGTTATTTTTGACTTTTCTATAATAATCCGATTAATATACTCAATCAACCATCCTAATGTTATATATCGATATTCTCCGAGCCCAGTTGCTGGTTCTTCCGCATGGTACCAGCATTGACTCTGTAATTTCTCATCAATTTTATATCCAAACCTCGACAATGAATTTGATAATATATCCTCATCTAGTTTAGCTTGTACTTCATTAAATAATTTTGTATAAAAACTAGTTTTTTCTAATACTATCGAATCTGGAGTATCTGTTGGAGTTATTGGTTTATTTGGATCTTCTTTAGTATCTGATGTTTCTAATATTAATGATATGTCTGTATATACATTGCTTGTTCCAATAAGTTGTATGGTAGATGCTACAGACATATCTGTCTGATATGATATATCAAATGATTGAATTAGTCCATCAAACCGCAACACGTTCATTTTATTATATTTTTCTAGATCTTCGAGTTGAAATGTAGAATCTAAATTAACTAACTTATCCAATGATGGTAATGTTTTATCGGATAGTTTACCGTGTGTAGTAGTCATTGATACTATAGCAGTTTCTGGATACTCAATAACCACAGACACATACCTACCTGGTCTGAAATATACAGATTCAATGTAATTTAAATCTCGTTCCGGATTTGGTATAATTAAATTAATAGTAGCATTATTTAAAAGACCTGCTGAGTGATCGCCAATTGAAACTTCAGCTGATGATATATATGGTGGAATTCTATGACTTTTATTAACTCGTTGTTCTGCCGTGGTATTAAGTCGATTACCAGATCCAAAAAATGATGATGTTACATCATACATACGATCATTTAAAAATCCATTTAATCCGGATGGTAGATATTCTCCTCCCCGGACACCATTTCCACCTAATATAGCTTCTTTAATTGTATATTTAATATCCGAGTTCTTTTTATCTAGTTCATACGGTATTAATACTACATTTGCTACCTTTTCTAGCATATATTGCAAATCTTTAGTTGTACGATTATATCGACCAGATTGACCTCTAGCATTTAACTCTAACCATACGTTAGGATCTACTTCAGAATAAAGAAATTCACTCATCTTGTTACATTAACTTCTCGTAATATATCATAAACAGTTTGAACGCCGGGAATACGTAATCTAGTATTTGGCGGTATAACTAATGTACCTTTACCAATTGCATTTGCCGTTGCAATAACCCACCATAATGTTTGATCATTGTAAAATTTATATGCTAATTTATCTAAACGTTCAATACTGGTAGTACGTATATAAATATCACTTTGTGTATTATTAGGTAGTATTGGAAATATTGTAGTAGGTCGGCGACGAATCCCTGATTCTGTCGTAATAGCTGTCGATGAATTATATCTGCTCATATTTTTATTATGTAAATGTTTTTATGAATATTGGAGGAGTGCCTGTAGTTTCATTACCGGCAATAAGATTAGAAAATGAACTATCAGTATTAGTAGATTGGCCGCCAACTAATCCAGCAACTGCATTATCATTTCCACCAATTGCTACAACTGCGCCATTGTTTCCAACTACAGTGTTTACATCTGCAGGAGCCGTCGATGTTAGTCCTACATTTGGTAATGTTGGTAAATATTTATTATCTAACTCTGTAGTATCTGGATTTTCTAGAAAATCACTTAACCAATTAGAACTACCGTTCGCAGTTTGGCCATCCTCTTTAAATCCTTCATTACTAGTTAATGAATAGAAACGACCTCCGTTTTGAGGCAATTCATTTGTTACTAATGATAATCCTAAGGATACACTTACTTTGTGAGGTACTTGTGCCATTGTTGGATCGCGTTCTATATTTATTTCCCATGTAGTTTCCTGATCATGCAGTGTATATGCTAAACTAGTTATAATTGCAGGTTGTTGTCTAAATAAATCCCCTATTGTAAATCGTATCCATGGAGCTCGATATGCAATTGAACTGATATCATATGTTGGTGCGGTATAACCAGCCAATGCATTTAATTTTCTCCATATCGGTTGTAATTCATCACGGTCCGTTGCATATACTGTGAAATCTAAGCTTAAATCTCTATTTACACCACCATATTGATAATTAGGATCTGCACGTCCTATCATATTAATAGGAGACCATTCTGGGGAAAATGTATCTGATAAACTATTAATAGTTGCTCTGAAAACTATGATATCATCAGATTTTTTGGATCCAGGTTGTAATAATGGTCCGGTTAAGAAAAACTTAATAAAATCTTGTGTCTTATCATTAGCTGATATTTTATTATCATATGCCGTTTGAGTACGTTGTTTACGCCATACGTATGCATTATCTAATTTTCGTTTATTAAAATCTATTATAGTTACCCGATCACCGCGAAAAGGATTTGCAAATTCGATAGGATTTTTAGTAGGTTCCCAATACTTGTTTTCCGTATTCCATTTTAAAGCTGCGGCACTTCGAGCAGTGAAATCGAATCTAGTTGCATATGTATTATCATGATCACCCCAACCATACCCAGTTTTACCAAAACCATCTAAGTTAAATACACTGTATGCACCGGCAGGAGAAACCGCGGCTATTGAATATGCTATACCAGAACCACCACCGCCTCTTCTAAACCCAGCAGATGCCCCATCAAGTCTAGGTTTTCCTAATTTTTGTAAATCATTTAAGTCCCATACTTTTCTGCTTCGAAAATCGGAATATTTAATTCCTGGCATAGCACGTAATTTATTAAATGGCATAGTGCTATACGTTGACTCATTACCGTTTGCTATAGCAATTATGGAATCTGTTAATTGTGATATTTGAGGAATACCAAGTACGCCTCCGATGATATTACCAACTACACCAGTACCTTGCGTAATAAATGATGATAATTGCAAGTTAGTTGATGATAATACGGTTGTATTTGTTAAGGAACCGGTTGGTTTATTTGGATAATTAAATGTAAATGTATTATATGATTTACCAGATCCGCTATCGACTGCAGTTAATTTATTAGGGTCTGGAAATGATCCGTATTTAGTATCAACATCAGTATTCTGTGGCGATGTTGGATTCTTTGGTTTGAAGTTAGTTATCTCATTTGGATAATCATAGTTAAATGTATTATAAAGAAATCCGGTGCTAGTATCAGTTGGAGTCAGTGTAAACTGCGTTATATTGAACGTCGGATTATCTGGTCTAAAATCTATTTTTTCATATGGATATGCATAATTAAATGTAGTTAATGCTATAAATGGATATGATATTGGTCTTAAAAACTGCGTATCATCAGCAACCGTTGGATTTTTTGGTTTAAAATTAACTATCTCTCCAGGATAATTATAATTAAATGTTACATCGCCATTAGGATATGTTATTGCATTCACAAATTGTGATTGGTTCTGTGTTGGATTGGTATATATAATGTTTGGTAATATGTCATATGGACTGGTGAATTGTAATTCATATCCCGTAGTTGGATTAATCATAATATATCCTTAGCTAAATCGTTTGCGATTATTTAAATATGTTGCTGCATATAAATTATCTGTTTTTACTGTTGCTTCTACTTTCACATTGCGCATTGCATTAGAGATTGCTTGAGCTAACATGTTATAATCTATTTTCATATTAACATTGCCGTTAGGTTGAGTTGTAGTAGATTTTAATGTTCGATCGATAATATCATTTGGTCGAAATGCTGCAATTACATCATTTTTTGCTGGTCGAATAATAGGACCTTTATCTGGTGTTATTAATATGTCATTTCCTGCTACGATGTTAGGTTGTTTTCCGGTAGTAAATGTTTTATTAACAGCATTTAATGCACTTGTTAATGCATTTAATCCAGTACCGATACCAGGAATAAAACCCGCTATTTTAGCAATCGGTCCTGCGATTGCAGTGTTTGTTTCTGATTCGACTGATAATTGCCCTATTTCTCGTTGTTTACCTTTAAGCATGTTTTTAAAATTTATAATACCTTGACTTTTTACTAAATCTAATGCTGATTTACCAACTGTTTCTACATCAAATGCAACACTAGTAGATATTAAATCGGCAATTTGTGCTAAATTTTCTTCAACTGCTTTTTCATGACTTGTACGGGTATCGCTAGCTGCTAAAAATTTGTTTAGTTTTGCTTCAAAGTCGCTTTTGTTTTCGCCTTTATAATTTTTACGAAGTGCCTCTATTTCGGTTTTAACGGCATCTTCGCTTAATCCCATTAAGTTCTTTATACCTAATTCATTAGCAATTTTTTGTTTTTGTAACGATCTGGCTAACGTTTGTTCATCGATGCCTAATAATTCAGAAGCTTTTTTTCTAGCAAACATGTTTGTACGAAGGGTATCACCCTCTGTCTCTAAAAACTTATTCATTAGTTCAGCTTGTTTATTAGCATCACCTCGCATCGTAGCCATACGGTATTCGTTTGTTAAACTTTTTTTACCATCTACTAGTAATCTGCGACCGGTTAATAATTGGTATTCTAATTCATTCCCAACTGATGATTCTATGTCTAATAAACTATCTCCGGTACTTTTTAATTCAGCCATCGTTAAACCTAAAGCTTTTGCTTTAAGTACTGCTAATTCTAAATTACCTGGCATTCGACTGTATTGTAATTGCACATCATTTGTTAATGCACTAATTTCAATCATGATATCACGCTGAGCTTGTTGTTCATCTATACCAGCGGCTTTAGCAATCTTTTTTGATAAACCTTGCATTGCTTCAGCATAATCAACACCGGCGTTGTTCATTCCATTTGCATATTGCTCATATGATGCTGCTTGTTCCTCGGTTAGCTTCATGTTTTTTTGCATGTATGCTTGTCCCATGATTAGCTTTTTCTTAAATACATCACTTCCTTCTGAACTAAGTATAAATCCACCGGTTAGTTCTTTTAATTGATTAGTATATTCTAGTAAATCCTCGTCGCCATATCCAAACGTTTTTCCCAAATCACGAATTTTTGCTGCGTATTGTTGAGCCTTGTTACCAGATACTCCAAATCCTTTGTTTAATGTAGAATTTCTGTTTTCCAGAAACGTCATATTTTGAACTACTTTTTCTAGTTCAGCATTAAACGATTCATGCATTCCGACTAATTTACCTAGGCCTTGGCTGGCATAAACACTGCCATCCTGAATTGTTTTTAATGCGGTAGCATATGCTGTCTGAAACGTAACCAGGTTGTTACCAGCATTACCGAGTGACTTAAGTAAATTAGTTAATTCAACAGGATCACCAGCTAATCCAGACTTACCTGATGTTGCACTCTGTACAGGTTTAGATCGTAATTTTTTTAATAATATATATGATTCTGTATTCAAGGATTCCTTTTTAAATATAAATATTCATTAAACAGTTTTTATGGCATTCCTTGTTGGTTGGCACGAGCTATTATTGTTTCTTCATCTGTATTAGTCGGTGTATTCTTTTTGTTAATTTTAGTAATCCATAAACGTCTGATGTGGATTGGTAAGTTGTAGATGTCATGCCAACTCCATCGACCTTCGCCGTACCATAATAAATCAAAAAGCTGTTCGTGAAATTGTATTTGATGTGTTGGGTTAAAACCAAAAAAAGTTTGATCCAAGTTGAAACCTAGATATGAAGGTGCTCCCATCTTCACCTTCAAATTCCATGTTATAATCTAAACCATGCATATTATCTAGTATGTATTTTCTAAATGATCGAGCATCTGCGGCTAAAAAATTAAATTTAACAAACTCTTCAATATGATTGCGATCTCGATTACCATTTATTGATTGTATGGATTTCTTTAAAAAATCTGACAATGTATGTTCCGAATCTATACTTTTTGTGTCTTTAACACTGATATATTTGAATTTTAAAATATCACCGGTGCTTGTAACAAATTCAAATTCACCATTTTCATCAGATTGTAAATTAAATGGTAATGTTGTTAGTTTAGTTAAATCAACCGCTCGTTCAATTACCTTAGATGTATTAGGATCTATTACTGATACGAAAATTTCTTTACCATATGCATGTATTCTAGCATATATAACTAATGCTTCTAAATCAGCATTTGATAGGTCATCTGCTGAAATATCTGGAGTTATTAACAATGATTCTATTAACTTATGAAGCATAATTCCATTTGAAATATACGTTGAGTTAGTTAATATATCTTCATCATACGCGGTCATATGTCGCATCTCAACTACACCTTGCCGTAATACAGATGATTCTGGATAAATTAATCCAGCACTTGGTAATGGGACAATGTATCCAGGAACTTTTGTTCGTTGCTGTTTTTCGTAGTTTTGCCGTGCTAAGTTAATGAGATTCTGTGAGTCTAAACGGTCGGTAACTTTGGTCATATATGATTCCTTTTTATAAATTTATAACTTTATTATAAATATAAAGAACACAAAAAATGGGAGTCAAATGACCCCCACTTATTAAGAATATAATACTGATTAGAAACTTAAGAATGCCCAATCATATCTAATATTTAATTCAATTTGCATTACTTCATCAGTATCCCATGCTAAATTTCCAAAGTTTGAATCTACAATAAATGCGCCTTTTAAGATCCATTCTTCGATAACTTCGCCGAGTGGAGATAATTGATGCAATTTAATTTCTTTTTTATAGAATGAAGAATATCCATTTCTACCGGTTGCAGATTCATGATGCAAACGAATCCATTCCATTACTGCTTGTGCTCCAGACGGTACAATTGCATCATACAATGTTACACCAATTGCATTCCATTCAGATTTACCTTTAACATATCGTTTAACGTTAATATGATCTAATGCAATTTCGTTGTTATTAATTGTAGGTTTAGCAGATGCTTTAATTAAGTATGAAGGAATCCCATCCACAATCATAACGAATTGATTGGATTTTTTCGGTTCCCATTTATATGCTGCCTGCCAATAATTAGCTTCATTACCAAAATCTTCTAACGCTTGGTTAACTTGGTCTTTTAACGCCATTGTATTTCCTTATTATTTTCTTATAAATATCAGCAACGTAAAAAAGGTAGAACCGTGTCCTACCTTTTTTTTTAGAAAATGAATCTACTATTCCGGAAACGCTGCTCCGGTTGGCTGAATATTAAAATCTAAGATGATAAATTCAGCTGTACGAGTTGGTTGCAAGAATATTTGACCATACATGATATTCTGATCAATGATATCCGGCGTGTTATTTGTTTGATCCATAATAACACGGAATGCATATAAACCTTGCTGAGCTCTAACAGATTCTAAATATGGATTCACAATGCTAGTAAATCTAGCTCTAGTTTCTGATGTGTTTTGATCGAATACTAAATAACGAGTAGATGATGCAATAAATTTCTTAACTGCGATAAGTAAACGGCGTACATTTACACGATCTAATGCACTTGGTCGACCTTGCAATGTCTTTTGCCCCCATACCACAATTCCGTCGTTAGGGAAGTTAGCAATAGGGTTAACGCGAGCTTCATACAATGTATTGCGTTGTGCTTGAGATAACGGTACATATGTATCAGATACGGATGTTAAACCTCCACGATTTAAACCTGCAGGTGCATACCATGGTGCTGCAACTGAATCATTAAATGCCAATGCCCCCGGAACAACTACACTCGGTGGTACCCATACTGGTACATTTTTACTTGTATTCAATATTCTAACCCAAGGCCAATATGTCGCAGTATAATTATTGTCAATAGTAGTTGTAGAAGAAACTACATTAGCTATTGTAGCAGTTAATGGGTTTGAATCCATCACATAAAAAGCATCTTGTCTGCTGGTACACAAATTTCTAGCAAGTGACGTAACTGATGAATGTAAACTTTCAATAACACCTGGGGTAATCAACATATTAAAATCATAGTAATCGGTGTTGCTTAACAATGAAAATGCTTTGTTGTATGCTTTAGTACCAGTTGCTGTGCTACTATCACATTTAAATCCAAATGTATTTTCTGCAGTTATATTATTTCCAGAAAATTTTGGTAAATTAGGACGAGCTCCATCAAAACCACCTTGCATCGGAAGCATGAATTTTCTAGTAGATAATGCTACATTAGTTGTAAATGTTGAACTACCAGCAGTTAATGCAGTTTCTAAACTTCCTGAATATGTATTTGTTGCTGATGGGAAACCGGATTGTGCGTCTTGAGATACATCTCCTAAATAGAAATCAGTGTTACTACCTGTTACAGATCCATATGGTAATGGTGCTAAGTATGTAACGTTATTTATTGCGGTATAATCAAATCCTAAATAATTTGCAGAACTATATGATCCAACAACTTGTGATGTTTTATATGTTGCTGCTTTTAAATATACAGATCCAGATGCAGCAGGTACGGGTGAACTAGGTGCACGGAATCCAAATGGTATTAGAGACTTTTCATTTGTTTTAGTCGATACCGATTCTTTTACTTGTATGCGAATATATTTAGATAGATTAGGATAATCTCCATTAACTGTTAATACGCCATCATCTGATACTGTTTGATAACGATCACCGATTCGTTTTGCAATATAATTAGGAGAATCTGGATCTAAGTTTACATTGCTAAATGTTTCAACGATGTCTGGTGTTTGATCTGTGTCTGCTGACGAATATGGAGAATTCACAATATTTGCATTATTAACACGACGTACCTCTACTGTGAATTGAGCATATCCATTTGGATCAGTTACCTCAGCCGATGTTTTAATATCCCGAATACCAACCTTAACATCATAGTTTGTGGATAAACCATGTGATAATGAATGGAACTTGAATAAATCTTTAGTAACACTTCCAAGTTTTTGTGATGTTACCCATGGCGTAGATGCAGCAGTATAATCTTGTGTAAATGCATAATCATATATAATTGCCAATTCGACTGAAACATGTCCTAAATTATTAAACAATGATGTTGCTGAAGCATTTTCGTATTGCACATAAACCGGATAATCTACAGATTTTGGTGATTTTCCAAATATTTTAGTTATGTATTTATTTGAATTTGAATCAATTGATGCTGATACCGATACACCATTTCCTGCTAAATATGCACCACTAAATCCAGGTACGGTTGCACTAGTAAACGAACCAGAAACTTTGATTTCAAAACTTCCTGATTGATAATCACCAATTACTGATGATTCAAATACATTTGTAGTAGAATCTACATAGTTAACAGGTTGAGTTGGATGTAAAATGTGTGTTACGACTTTTACTTGTGATGCGCTACTACCAGATGATGCAATTACTGCTAACACCCCGTTACGTAGTGAATACCCATCTTCATATAAAAGACGAGTTACTGTTAATACGTTACCATTTCTTAAATATTCTGCTGCTGCAAATGGTACGTAAGACTCATCTGTATATGAACCAAATATTTGTTGAAATTCAGAAAACGATGAAACTTTTGTAGGTACTAATGCTGGACCTTTTACTGTTGGACCAACAATCGCTGCACCTATTTGACCAACTGCTGCCGGTAAAAACGACTGATCTACTTCATTCGTAAATACACCTGGCGATACAATTCTTTCTGCCATTAAATTACTCCTTTGATTGTTTATTTATAATAAATATATTGAATTAGTTACTGACCTGTTTGGTTTGGAGTAAATGTACCGGTTTCGATATTTATTTGGCCATCGCCGTAACGTTCTTTGAGTTTTTCTAGCAATGCAGATTCTTGTTCTCGCAATGTGTTAAATTCTGATAATAATGCAGACTTGTTTTCTTCTAGATTGCGCAGTTGTGCATTTAGCATTTCTTGTTCCAATGTAAGTGTACCTAGATATCTAGTATTTGCATTAAATTTTTCTTGTAGATCTCGAATCTGTTCTACATGTTCTTTGTCTAATTTTTGTGTCATAACTTTCCTATTAAAAAACTATAGTAATAAATTTATTTGAAAAATCAAACCGGATTATCTACAACATCAAATAAATGTGTTAATCCATATGACCAATACTGCTGCATTTCTTCTTGAGTACAAGTTACAGGATCAATTGTATAGGTTGGATATGACTGACCAGTATATACCGATATTAATTCCATTGTATCGGTGTATATTGTTTTAAAAACAAGATATTGCGTTTCTGGGTTAAAAATTAATTCCATAATACTCTCTAAAATAGTTTTCTAATCTAAGTTGTTCAGATTCATTTACCCATTGCTCTATTATAAGTCCTGCTGCTATACTACCACCCCCATTTACGAAAGAAGTACCATTACCAAATACTATATAACTATTATTCCATGTTGTACTAGTAAATCCTGTTATAGGGCCGAACGTCCGCACCATGTTTTTTGTACCGTTAAGATATATTTCTAATTCACTACCTACTCCGGTTGGTTGTTTCATTCGGGCTTTAATAGTAAGTAATACCCAATCACCACTTCTAGATTTTGCATCACCGGTGGTCCATAAACCGTAATTCGAGCTTGCATATGTGTTTCCTACAAATGTTACTTCAAATCCTCTGTTAAGTGTTTCTACAATTAAATCTCCCGGTGTGCCCGTTCCGGGAAATATACCTTCGTCTGTTTTACAAAACAATGCAATTCCATTTGTTGATGATCCACGACATACCATCATTAGAGTCATTTCATTGGTGTTAGTCATGTTAGGTACTGCAGTGTTTAGTACACCGAATGCATCATTACTGTCAAATGTAATTGCAGCTCGGTTATTATTTACTGCTCGAGCAACATATAATGGATCACTTTTTACTGTGAATGATGAAATAGTAGATTGTGTTAATGGATTGAATGTTTTTAATAAATTGGTTACTGCGGTTACGTTTGTACCAGACAATGTCAT